CGGAGATTTACACCTCTGGGTCCCGCCCCCTCATTGTCAGGAGGAGGCACTGGTTATTTCTAACTGGTATCATCTTCTGTCGTGTTGTATCCCACGTGGGATCTACTATAACCTGCCTGGCTACCCCGTAAAGGGCAAACCAGCTCTTGTAGTACGTCTCTTCTATACACAGTCCGCTACAATAGGATTTATTCCTCTTGCATGACTCGGTGTATATTATCAAGATACATTTTCACTAATCCTTTCACACCTTTAGGGAGTGAACTGATTGGTGTTGTGGACCTTGAACGAGGGCCTTGAGAGACTTTTGATGGATCGAACCCTAAGATTGGATTAGTTTCGAAGATTAATTCTTCAGAAGCTGTTTCAATCTAGGTATTCAATCTATCGTATTCTCCCTGTAGTTTGGCAGCATAATCAGCTGCCACCCTTACAGGAGGAATACAATCTCTTAAGTGGGTGAGAGTGTTGTCAGTTAGCGCAATTCCCATTAAAGTGGATCTTTGGTATATATTAATTATCTTTTGAAGATAACGATTATATGCCTGAAAATTTCCTTTAATGACTGATTGGATGATTCCAATCTGAATCATTGGAATAAGCTGGTTAAGAACATCCCAGACTCGTTCTAATGATACAGAACAGCCTAGATAGCTTTGGCATAAGGTTGAGAAGCATATGTATGCTTTCTCATTCCTAACGTCTTCACTATCTGATCTGCTTGGAAGAATCCACGTTTCCCAAATTCTTTTCACATTAAGACTTTGGTCTTTATGTGGAGAAAGTTTGGTCAACAAATCAGTAATAACTGAACGGGTGACCAGGGTTGTGATATTCCAACGTACTCCAACTTCTTTCTAGAAAGAGAGGATACCTGAAAGGTTATTCTCCCAATCTAGTAAAGAACGAAGGGGTGCCGGTGAAACATTAACTTTTGAGTGTGACAATTGTTTTGCAAATTCTAGAGTATCTGAAGATACCTATGATTTGTTTAAATCAATTGAAACACCTAGGTCTTGCATAATGGATAGGTAGTTGTTCGCTACCTATTCATCACCTAAGACTATATCATCGCCTAATAGCATATAGTTTGCATAAGGAACTGGAAATCCAGATCTTTGTGCTGCTATTTGTACTGTTAGGTGGTGACACAGTGCGAATACGGGCCAAGAACTATAAGCACCCATAGGTTGTCCTGCATTATATGTAATGCGGTCCCCTTGTGGGGTGCGGAATGGTAACTTGGTTAATATTCGACTCCAAGATTCTGCAACTTTGCGACCATAAAGGTATTCAATCAGGAATGATTGAAACCACAATGGGAACCTATCAGTCGCGGCCGTGAGGTCGTAACTATAGTAGCAAGGTCGTGGTATAATGGAGTTTAGGCGTCCAGTTTGATTAAAGGTACAGTCAGCTTTAAAGCCTTTCTACATCTGCAGAAATGCGGTGTGGATTGGTTTCAATACTGTCTGTGACCAATAGTCAAATATTGCTATGACTCTCACTTTACCTTCCGGATCCAAGATTAGTGATATTTTCCTGAGGTGTGAACCTCTGGGTTTTACCACCGATAATGGACATAGAAGGTTACGTACTAGTGCTTGACAAGATCTCAAGTATTCAGCAAATTGAGCCCCTCCAATTTGGATCTAGTCTATGACTAGCCAACTTGGAAGAAGTCTTAATTCGTTTAATGCTTGATCGAGAGCCGGACCTATTGGTCCTGCTTTCGTTGTCTAGTGCAGTTCTTTCCATCTGATTGATGGGATATTCATAATTACTTGAGGGATTATGGAAACCATTTCGCCGAGTAATCGGTGATTGATTTCTGTACCCCTTTCTGTAATTGTTGAATAATTAGGTTCCCCATGTCCAGGCTATACCCTTGTAAGGTATAGTAAGGTCATGAGTAATCTAAGATCCCATTCATCTTTAGTAAGGAGTTCCTCAAGGAAGGCTACCATTCGTGGTACCCCTCTTCGATTAATTCCTACTGATGGATCGAGAGAGCGAAGAATTGGAGTATTTGCTAAGATGTTCTAATAATGAGTACGGATGGCTTTTACCATCTGGAAAGTTCTTAGAACCCCTTTGCTAGATATCTAGAGGTTGATTACCTCTATATATCTAAGACTCTAATTCTAGTAGCGATTGTAGTGATTTCGTGGAAAGAAGACGAACAGAACACTCGATACCAAGAGTGTTAATAAGTAGTTTCTTTTCATGATATTATTATTTCGTGTTGGCTTTTAATGTGTTTGCCTCCACAGGCAGATGCCTTTCTACCAAAACGAATGATAATATTTCACTACATGGATATGTAGATCCAGTGCTGGATTCACGTACTGCAGGTTTCTAAGGTACTTTAGTTAGCCTTAGCTCTTACAGTAAATGATGAAATTGCCAGTATCAAACGTTAGTGAGTTGCTGTCGCCCTTTCGGGGTGCGTTGGGCCTCACAGGATTGTCGGTAGATAGTCCACCCTGGCCGGGCCTCCAGCGGGTAACCGCTGG